TACATAGTCAGACATTAACATATAGATTAACGTATGAATTAACATATAGATTAACGTATGAATTAACATACGAACTACAACAAAAAGGCCGCCCTGAGTGTGGAGCGGCTCTTTTCGAAGTATCAACACATTTCGTTGAGGTATATATTTCGTGTTTATTTTCAATACATTTTGGAGGCTTTCAGGCTCATACTACCGAAAGCATTGTAAACACGATTAGGCGGTTGCGTGCTTACAATTCAATTATAGCGCTTTGTTAATAATATTCAAGAACTCATTTTTAATATTAATGCTCTCAAACCTCACATTACCAACGCGGAAGTTTTCAATCACGAACTTGAAGAATGGATTCGTGCGAGCACTCATTAGTATCGTTTCTTCGTCATGATCGTCACGGTCAAAACTCATTATACAAATATTACATGGGTCATAATCTTCACTAATATAATATCTGCGGTTTTCAGTGCTGCGCCAAATGCCGTACATTTTGCCGTGTAACTTCACAACGCTAATATTCCGGCAATAGCCAATCTTCTTTTCAATAAATGCCTCGTCATCATTTAGCCATTCGTTTTCAACGGCATAGTCAGAATAATGCGTACCATCAATCAATTGGCCAAATTTAGTAAGTTTCTTATCACGAACGAAATCCTTGTTGCTGGTGTAGTTAACCACAATCAAGCCATCCTTGAATGATTTAAATTCTGAGTTATATGGCAGCGTGAGCCGGAAATACGTAAAATATGGATTGCTCTGTGTAATTGCGTTTCCAAGAAATAGAACGCGCACATCGCGCATACGCGCAACGGTTTCGTAAAAATCCAGGAAGGCCTCGACTTCATTTGGCAAATAATGAAACACACCAGGGCCCAGCAAGAACTCGTCAAACACAATTGTACGAACCTTCGCAAAGTTGGTAGATTTCAATATATTGGCCGTGCTTAATGCCACAGCATAGCCGCACAATTGCTTTTCGGGTTTCTCGTCATCATCGCTGCTTTTCTTTTGAATAAAAAATTTATTCCCTTCGCACAACAGATTATAACCCTTGAACTCATTGTTTAAATTAAGCGCATCAAATAAGTGTTTGCTGGCAGAACCAATTTCCGTCTTGTATCGTCGCAAATAAATAAATTCATTTCCGTTCTTCAAAAAATCACTCACGCATAACTTGATCGCGCCATAGGTCTTGCCTTGGCCACGGCCAGTGATGGCGAATGAAAAGGTCGCGTTACGGCTCATTAAATTATCGTAATTATACCAATGACTCATACTCTTTCCTTATTGTGCCGGCCATCCAAAGATGGCAGATTGCTGGAATCACCAGACAACCGGGGTCGCTACGCTCTTCGCGCGGATTCTTTCCAACCACTTCGGTCAATTTGCTTTAATCCAAAGAGGCCAGCACACCTATATTATATCATGTTGTAAATATTACAATGAAATTGTTGTTGACATAAGCATTATTAATAATATATAGTGGAATTACAAACTTAAACGAAAGCGAGGTATCAACAAGGCATTGGCAGACGGGTTTAACAAGTCAAGTAAATTAACAATTAATATAAAGGAAATTACAAATGGAAGAATTAATCATTAAAAACGCGAAAATCATTTTCGCAGAACTCGAAGACAAGGGCTTTGGTCGCAACATCGTCATTGACGTGACTGACAAAGAACTTCAAGATCTAATCGTTGATTACTACAAGGCCGAGAAGATTGGTAAAGGCAAACCAACCTTCAAGGATTACACCAACAAGGATGGTAAGACCACAACTCAATTCACTATCAAACTCAGCGACTACTGCGACATTGAAGGCAAGGATGGTCTCGGTGCGAAAGATTTGCGCTACGGCTCCGAAGTAAATGTACTCATCAAGACTTATGCCTGGAAGAATAGTTTTGGTGAAGGCATCTCCGCTCGTGCTCAGGACATTTATGTCTTGAAGGCTGGCGCTAAGGCCAACATGGCAAAGATTGCGGAATAACCTGCCGAGTCGCTACAACTTGCCGGCAGTTTCCGAAAGGGTCCAAAACTGCCGGCCCAAATCAAAGACAAGTGTGCTAAAATTAAATTAAAATTTTAACAAAGAGAGGTAAAAATGCCGGCAAGATTTGCTCCCAGTTATGTCGCTAAAATTAAGCGTGAGGTGCGCCGGTATCAGAAGGAACGCTCAAAATTAATACGCAAAGGAGTGTTCGAGAACGTACCTGAAAGAATTTCATATCGTGATTTAGTCAGCAAATACTACACGAAACGCGAAATGAACAAGCGTCTCAAAGAAATGAGCCTGTTCACAGCCACGAAGGCCACTAAGGCCCGGACGATTCGAGGTAAAGCGACAACCGAATACGAAATTCAGAAATTCAGAATGCTGCTCGGGCGTGAGCGTAAAGATATTGAGCGTGAGTTAGCACGCGCCTCCAAGAAAGAAAGCAAACTAATTAACTTAGTTCACGATCGCTATTTGCGTAACTTGGAGGCTCGCCGTAATGAATTAAGCCGCAATTGGCGAGATATTATAGGAACTCGCGCAGGCGCTCAGGTTATGCGCTATGAGCAGAACCGAGAAACGCTTTATTCAAACTACATTCAAGCACTCTTTCAGGATGCTAACGAGTTGGGTTTTCCTCAGGATAAGATGGATAAAATCATTCAGAAACTTAACACGCTTTCTCCAAGGCAGTTTGAGCGAATGTTCAATGAGGATACAACGATTGCGTACATTTTCAATTACTACCAATCGCTCACCGACAAGAACCTCGAAATTGAGAAGAACTCGGCTCTTGATGCCCTTGAAATATTATTTAAGACTATTGATTCAAAGGTAACATTCTTCAAGAAACGCTATTAAACGAAAGATTATTTAGATGCGAAAATTTTGTTGCGATTTTGAGACTACAACCGACCCGAACGATTGTAGAGTGTGGGCTTACGCGCTTTGCGAAATTGGCCATCCTTCGAACTTTCTATACGGAAATTCGATTGACGATCTAATGGCTTGGTGCGAAGACCAAAAAGACAACGTTGACCTATATTTCCATAACCTCCGCTTCGATGGTTGCTTTATCGCCTACTGGTTGGAGTCCAATCAGTATACCTGGATTGAAGATGCCAAAGATGCGGACGATAAGACCTATACCACACTTATCACAGATATGGGTGCCTGGTATTCAATGGAAATATTCTTTAAGGCACAAGGCCGACACCGCAACAAGGTTCGCATTTTTGATTCTTTGAAGATTCTAAACTTCTCAGTTGCTGAGATTGCGAAGGGCTTTAACCTTCCAATTAGCAAACTTGAACTAGACTACGAGACGTACCGAGCGCCTGGTCATGTTTTGACGCCACACGAGGTAGACTATATCAGAAACGACGTTGAGATTGTCGCGAGGGCCCTCGACGTTATGTTCAAGCAGGGCCATGAGAAAATGACAATTGGCTCGGATGCGCTGAACTATTTCAAAACTATTACTAAGAATTTCAAGCAATTATTCCCGGTACTGCCGATTGACATTGACCAAGACATTCGTAACTCTTACAAGGGCGGTTTTACTTTCCTAAGCGAGAAGTACAAAGAAAAGCAAACTGGCTCCGGTTGGGTATTTGACGTAAATAGTCTGTACCCATCTGTAATGTATTATTCACCGATGCCTTATGACGTACCGGTGCCATTCGATGGCCAATACGAGTATGATCCAATGTATCCGCTCTATACACAGACTATCAGTTGCCGGTTCGAGATTAAACCGAACAAGATTCCGTCAATTCAGATTAAGTCTTCATTTCTTTTTCGACCAAACGAGTATCTTGAATCAAGTTATGGCGAATTAGTAACCCTTACACTTACCAATCCAGACCTTGAACTCTTCTTTGAGCAGTACGAGGTTTACGATATTCAATGGCAGGGAGGTTACAAATTTCACTCTGGTGAAGGAATATTCAAGGAGTATATAGATTACTGGTCTGAGCAGAAGATTAAGGCAAAGAAGGAAGGTAACAAGGCCCAATACCTCATTTCAAAACTTTTCCTCAATAGCCTATATGGTAAACTTGGCTCTAACCCGAGAGGCGCTAAGAAGATGCTGGCACTTGGCCACGACGATATTGTTCATGAGGTCATGATGCCTGTTGAAGAGCGCAAGCCAATCTACGTCGCTGCGGCTAGTTTTATTACTTCATATGCTAGGCGCAAGACGATTGAGTCAGCGCAAGCGGTTCGAGACTGGTCAATGAAGAATAAAGGCTTTGATGCCTTCGTATACGCAGATACCGATTCTCTTCATATTTGTGGAATAGATAAAAGAGACATTGAAGAACTTTCCAAGATCATCGAGATTGACGACTTTAAACTTGGTGCCTGGAAGGTTGAATCAAAGTATTGGCGCGGAAAATACCTCAGACAGAAATGTTACATTGAGGAATGGGCCGACGGCTCACTCAACGTTACGGTTGCTGGACTCCCCAAGAAGTTAGGTCATATTGTCAATTTTGACAACTTCAAGATGGGATTCAACACCGCTGACTTTACTGATGAAGAGATAGGCCCGGCTGGTAGGAAACTTACTTACCAGCACGTGCCTGGGGGTGTTCTACTTGTACCTATTGATTTCTCTATAAATTAGGTATAATAGTATATGAGTAATCATTTCATTGATTTACTCTCTTTCGTTTAAGATGGCCGTCTCAGTTTCATTCCCGGGCGGCCTTCTTTTTTTTGTTGTATTATTTACAACGAAGTATTGACTTATTTAACCACAACCCTTATACTGATATTAATATAACTTAAACGAAAGGATAAAATGCCAGGGACAAAGGAAGGTGGCCGTAAAGCCGCTATAACTAACAAACTAAAACATGGTGCTGACTTCTATGCCAACATTGGGCGTAGAGGCGGTCAGAAGGGCCATACTGGTGGATTCTTTAACGACCCAGAGCGAGCAGCAATCTGTGGCTCAATTGGTGGAAAGAAATCCAAGCGTGGGCCAGCGAGGAAGAAAGATGCGCAATAGAATGGATGAGGCAACTCAACGTTGCGACTTAGTGATCAAACTAGCAACGGAAATGATTGAGCGTGCTACGAAAACTCATAATAACGTTGAATTCATGACCTATCTGAAATGTTCTGAGATTTTACAGAACTATGCCTCAGAGGTAATGAAGGAAGATTTTAGTAAAGTATATGAAAGTGATTGTTAAATATATACCTAATATTCAATATATCTTTGTCAAAGATACTGAACTATTGAAAGTCATTGAGGAAATGGGATGGTAACTCATTACACTCTTCAAACGAAAGACCACAAGTTTGCGTTGAAAGAGCAAGACTTAACTGCGAAAGAATTTGAAACTATTAAATTTGCTCTTCAACACTACTATGTGACACTCGAAAAGAGTTATGAAACATTAGTAATTGAAGAGCAATTACCAGAAATTTCTGATATGCTAAAAGAAAGATTAGAAATAGTGCGGCAACTGCGAAGGAAGTTAGATGGAAGAGATTAGTAAAGACTTTATCGATGAGGCCGTAGAGCGAACTTACAAGAAAATGCTCTACAAGGCTACTCAAAGATGCGCAAGATTAAACAAACGAAAACAAAAACGCAAAACAGAAAGACAGAATAGGAAGAGAGGTCGCAAATGATAATCTCTCACGAAGACCCAGCATCAATCGAGGAACGTAGTCATCTTGGGCCATCGTTCCATAATGGTGCTTACTATTATTCAAAAGATATATGCGAGAATATCATCCCTCTGGTCAAAACTGACCGCCATTGGATTACAATCATGGTAGGAAAGAAGTGTTTAGACCATTCTATATACTTCATACACAACAACCTATATCCATATAAATATAACTTCATTAAAAATTACAAAGACGTGATTGTGGTTTCTGGAACTCCGGAGACTGCCAGGCGTGTTCGAACTCTTGGTCATTCACTCTATCTTCCTCTGTCAGTCGATGTAGATTATGTCAAACAATTCAAGCCAAAGCGCAAGACGAAAGAAGTCTGCTATGCTGGGCGCAAGTGTAAAATTTATTCTAATTTGGTTCCGAAGGGCGTTCCAAAGTTAGGAGGACTAGAACACGAAGAACTTTTAAAAGAAATGGGAAAATATAAACAAGTCTATGCGGTTGGTCGAACCGCTATCGAGGCGAAGATTCTAGGCTGCGAGGTACTTCCTTATGATCCAAGATTTCCGGACCCGGATGTTTGGCTAATATTAGATAATAAGGATGCCGCTATGATTCTTCAAAAATTTATTAATGAGGTAGAAGATGCGAATAATAGGGGTTTCCGCAAAAGGCTTTTCAGAGGCTAGGAATAGATTAATACATGGAAAATTTAATGGGGCTTATTTCTACGCCAAAGAAATAGAGGAAAACATTATTCCTCTCGTAAAGACAGATAGACCGTGGGATTTACTCGGTAAACGTTCTACTGGTTCTTTCGATAACGCCATTGTATTTTTACACAATAACGCTGAACATGAGAAGATTTATGGAGGCTGGCTCGGTAAAAATTACAAAAACCAAATCTTTGTGGTAAATCAGCCATGTACAGAGCGATATGTTAAATCGCTTGGCCTACCAACCATCTATTTACCAGTTTCTGTGGATTTGGAATATGTAAAGAAATTCCAAACAAAGAAGACAAAAGAAGTGTGCCATGTTGGTAACCGCTGGGGATGGCGTAAGGCAGATATTGAAAAGTATGTTCCGGAAGGGGTAGATTTTGCTCCCTGGGATTTGGAGCGTGATGATTTACTCCGATTTATGGCACCATACAGAAAAGTCTATGCTGTAAGTCGCTGCGCTGTCGAGGCAAAGGCGCTCGGTTGTGAGGTTCTTAAATGCCATCACGAACTCGATCCGGAAGACTTTCCAATGCTTGACAACAAAGAGGCGGCAAAGATTCTACAAAAAGAACTAGACAAATTTGATATACTTTAATTATGAAGGAATTTATCTGCGCAGCAATAGCCGGACTAGGAACATTCCTATCATTCATCTTTGGTGATTGGGATGTTGCCCTCCAATGTCTCGTAATTGCTGTGGCCTTAGATTATATCTCGGGCATAATTAAAGCATTTGTCAATAAAGACCTATCTTCCAAGATTGGTGTGAAGGGCCTTCTCAAAAAGGTCGGTGTGTTTATCATCGTGGCCCTTGCCGTCTTGATAGATAAAGTTACTGGTGAGTCGGGCATGGTACGCACCTTGGTGATTTACTACTTTGTGGCCAATGAAGGTCTCTCAATCATTGAGAATCTCGGCGAGGCCGGCCTTCCGATTCCAGACGTAATAAAGAAAGCATTAAAATCGTTAAAGAACGAATCGAAAGGGAAATCCAATGATAAAAAACTTTCAACCAAAAAAGGGTGATCAGATTGCGTTCACCATTACCTTTTCGGAAGCCATAAATTTTACTTCCATCGAATTGGGCTGTAAGAAGAATTACTCTGACACTACTTATATCATATACCGCAAACTGAATGATGGTATTAGCAAACTAAACAATACGACCTATCAGGTCACCATTCCTACAACCGACCTAGAATATACCTCTTACATTTACGATCTACGAGTGAAGATTGGTACAACACCTTATACACCTTTGTCAGGTCGCATCACTATCAAACCAACCGTATTCGAGGCTTACAATGGATAATATTTTCATTAACGTTGACGATATGCTCTCGGTCGGCCAGGACTCTGTTTCTGTATTCGATTCAGACACAATCGTCTCTCAGACAGATGCCTTAGTTGGCCCTCCTGGTCCACAAGGCCCAGCAGGTCCACAAGGCCCAGCCGGTCCACAAGGCCCACAGGGTCAACAAGGTCCTCAGGGTATTCAGGGCGAAACTGGCGAACAAGGCCCTGCTGGTACTATAACTGTTGGTACAACTACAACCCTTGAACCAGAACAGTCCGCCTCTGTTACCAACTCTGGTACAGCCAGCGCAGCAATCCTAAACTTCGCTATTCCGAGGGGTTACACAGGTGACACTGGCCCAGCCGGTGCTGATGGTATATCACCAGTGGCATACGTTGAGCCTATTACTGGTGGCGGCCGCTTGGTGGTTGAAGACTCTGAACACACCACAACAGTCGATATTATGGATGGCCAAGATGGTCAAGACGGTCAGGCTGCTACAATCGCTGTTGGTAATACTACAACAGGAAACCCTGGCACTTCTGCCTCTGTTACTAATTCTGGTACATCTTCCGCTGCGGTATTTGATTTCGTAATTCCCAGAGGCGCTGACGGAGCAGATGGCGCAGATGGCCAAGACGGCGCTCCCGGTGCTGCTGCTACTATTGCTGTTGGTACTACTACCACAGGTGCTGCTGGTACTTCTGCTAGCGTTACCAACTCCGGCACATCTAGTGCTGCGGTATTTAATTTTGTGATTCCAAAAGGTGACACCGGTGCTACTGGTGCTACTGGTCCGGCAGGCGCAGACGGCGCAGATGGTTTCTCACCAACCGCAACTGTTACTCAGAATACCGGCTCTGCTACTATTTCAATTACAGACAAGAACGGCACTACGACGGCTACGGTCTATGACGGCACAACGCCAACAATTGACTCTGCGTTATCTCACACTTCAACCAATCCTGTTCAAAACAAAGTCATCACCGACGCAATTGAATATAAAAAGAATAGCAGCGTTACTGAAACTACAACTCAATATCAGGCAGGTAGGCAGAGGGTGTCAGGATCAACAAAAACTATTGTTACACAATATGTTCTTGACAAAGCAATGGCATCAGATATCTCGACAATCACCTTCTCACCTTCTGGGTACAATGAAGCATTTGAATCTGGTGCTATATTTTCAATTAACAACCCAACAACCTCTCAATTGACTTTCTCTTGTTCGAAAGGTAGTAGAGCAAATGTTATTGATATAACTATTACCGTCCTCACAAGCGCAACTATTACAAACAATCATATGTGTATTGTAAAACTTAATGGAACTTTTACGTTCTCATAACGAAAGGAAAATATGAGTTACGAACAAATCAAACCATTTTACCCAAAAGATATGGGAACCAAGAAAGGCTGGTGCTTACAGAATTGCCGCCTAGGTTTCCATATCTATACTGGTAAATATGCCTCTGCTAAGACGGCCTACGAGGCGGCCAAGAAGAACGGAACTCTGAAAAATATGTACGATATTCCAAAGAATATCTCGGTACCTGTTTACCAAGCAACGACTAGTAAATACGGACATGTGATCGTCTACGATAAAGGCACCTACTACTCTGATGGTAAAGTCGTAAAGCCGACTGGCCTTCTCGGATGGGATACTCACATGGATGGTGTACAGGTCGTAAAAGTTACATCACAAGCCAATTTCCTTCCAGCAAAAGGCTACTGGGGCCCAGGCGATTGCGATAAACGCATTTCCTACCTCGCAACATTTATGCGTAGAGAATTCCCTTCCTATACGTCTGCGAAGGCTCTCGGTCCTGAATATGGCAAGTATCTTCAATCTGCTATCAAAGAATTCCAAAAGCGTACTGGGCTTTATGTAGATGGCTATACAGGGCCAAAGACTTATAAGAAATTAAAGGAATATGGGTTTGATTACTAATGGCACAATATAACGGCTATGTAAGCATTCCACATGGAACCTATGACCAGTGGCGAGCAGCAACGCTTGGTAATGGTTACGACGCTGATCGTCAATATGGCAATCAGTGTTGGGATTATTGTGCTGAGTTATGGCATCAATATGGCCTTACTCTATACACCAAGGCAGGAGGCGGCGGCGCGGCGGATTGCTGGAATATATCAAGGGCTGCTAACGCAAAAACTCCGTTTCAGGCTGTGTATGGAAAGACTAATATTAAGAGAGGTGATATTATCGTATTTGGCCGAACTAATATCTCTCGTAATGGCCATATTGGCTTTGCTGACGAAGATTATAATGGTGGCGATTATATCAAATTACTTAGCCAAGCGCCGGCATCTCAGGGCCTCAGTGGTGTTGTATTTAGAACAGATTGGTCTCTTGGTGCTTTCTTAGGAATATTCCGAAATAAAAACTGGCAAACAACACCAACACCAACCCCTACACCACCATCAGAAGAAACGAAAAAACACTTCCCTTGGGCTGTTGCCTGGGGTCAGTGGGGATGGAAATAACATTTGACAAAGGTGATATAATATAGTTATGACGGAAGATGAATTAAATACAATTAATAACAATATTAAAGAGAAGATTGGTGAGGAAGCCTTTGCCATGATTGGCGATGACTTGGGCACAATCATTACCGGACGTGAAGTGATGGAGCAAACCATCAAAGAACGTGATGATTCGATTGCTGATCTTAAATCGAAGAATGAGAAGTTAGTGGCAGCCAACGCTCAACTTTTCAAACAAATTCCAGTTGGCCATAATAGCAGCAAACAGGAGGATGACGAGGAAAGTCCTACCAAGAACATTTCTCTAAAAGATTGTTTCGATGCTAATGGTAATTTTAAACATTAATATAGGAGAATAAAGATGGGTCCATCTACCGGTTTACAAACCGCTCTCAACAAGATGCGTGAGATGTCTGTCAAAGATGGCAGCGTTTATCACCAGTATGTTCCGATCATCACCGATTTGACTTCTATTGGTGAGTTCGGTCAGCCAATTCTCGAAATGGAAGACGTTCGCAACGAATTCATTTCGAAACTCGTTAAGCGTATCGCTTACACTCAGATTAGCAGCAAAATGTTTGACAACCCTCTCGCACAACTCGAAGGCGAGCAGGTTCCGCTTGGCTATGCTGGCCAGGATCTGTTCATTAACAGAATTCGTAGCAGAAAATTCAACGTGGAAGATTTTGCGGGCTTACTAAACAAGTACTCCTGCGACGTAAAGGTCCAGTACCAAACCGTCAATATGGATGTTCAGTATCCTGTCACGATTACTCGTGCTAAGATTCGTGACGCATTCGTATCTTGGGGTGCTCTTGAAGAGTTTATCAACGGTATCACCACCGCTATCTACGCTGGCGCATCCATTGACCAGTACAACTGGACGAAGGCTCTCGTTTCCAACGCTTATCGTAACGGTCACACCGTCAACCAGGTGATTGATGCTCCAACCACCGCTGATAAGGCAAAGGCATTCGTCAAGAAGGCTCGTGAAATCTTCATGAACTTCCAGACCCCAACCAGCGATTACAACGCTTGGGCAAAGGTCAATACCGATGATGATAAGGCTATCGTCACCTGGACCAACCCAGACGATGTCGTCTTCCTCATCCGCAACGACGTGTTGGCCGAATTGGACATCGAAGTTATGGCACAGGCCTTCCATCTCGATTCCGCCAAACTCTATGGCCGCATCATCGGTGTAAAAGACTTCGACATGTACAATGACGAGGGTGAGAAGGTATTTGACGGAAGTGCTATCCTAGGCTTAATGGCGGACCGTGCTTGGTTCAAAATCAAGACCCAGGATGCTGAAATGGATTCCTTCTACAATCCGAACAACCGCACTACCCAACTCTTCTACAACGTGGTTCGTATGTACAATTACAGTTACTTCGCAAATTGCGTCTGCTTCTGTACCGAGGAGCCATCCGATTACTCTTACTAATCGGACCCATGCCGGAAGGGAAATCCGGAAAATTAAGGAAAATCCGCTTGAAAAGGCGGATTTTTCCTATGTTATAATGAAATTATGGCAGTTATAGCACCAAATTCGGAAATTTATTTAATTAAATGCCCGATTGAATTAGACAATTTAAATCAGTTGAGTTTCGCTAACGCAACGGCTCAACACAACTATTTCAATGGCCTTCCGAAATTGAGTCTGACTAATGCTACGTTCCAGCGAAAGGATGGAACTATCCGCTGGCCAGGGTCAATGGAAGATATCATTGAATATAATTATTGTATGTATAGAAATAAGAATCACGGTAATAAGTGGTTCTATGCTTTTATTGACAACATGGAATATGTCTCTGACAACATGACTTCAATAAAGATTTCTACGGACTGTTGGCAAACCTGGCAATTCGATATTACATTCAAAGCATCTTACGTTGAGCGTGAACACACCAACGATGATAGTTTTGGTACAAACACAATCCCGGAAGGATTAGACACTGGCGAGTATGTTTGTAATGAGGCTCTATCAAAACCTTATATTGAAAAATATTTTAGTACGCAATCAAGTCAAATTGACGTTGTAATTTGTATTCAACTTACAACAACTACACTCACTGTTGGTGGAACTACAAGTCAAATTACAAATTTACCTGCTTATAACGTGTTTAACGGTGTTGCGCAAGGCACCTATATTGTAGGAATTCCGTATTGTACGGAGTATGCTGGATTGCTTCAAACACTGGTGGGCGCATACGATTCTGCTGGTAAGAAAGACGCAATTCTTTCAATGTTCTTGGCACCTTCAACGATTGCTGTTTGGAGACCAGTAACAGGAACAGGCATATGGGCTGGCGCCTCTGGTTACTTTGTTCCACAAGCCACCGCAGAGGCAAAAGATATGGGTTCTTATACCTTGACAAGGAATACAACCATTGACGGCTACACTCCAAAGAACAATAAACTCTTTGTGGCGCCATATAATTACATTCACGCATCAAATAACGCTGGTCAGGATGTTGAATATTATTGGGAAAACTTTATTGGAAATCCTCTGTTCTATATTTATGGCTGTTTGGATCAAGGCGGAAACGTTAAATTAATTCCGGCAAACTCTAAGAAATCTACTGAATCCAGTTGGTTCGATTCCGGATGGAATGAATCATTAACAGCAGCAAAATTACCAATGCTTTCCTGGACCTCTGATTACTACCTTAACTGGCAAGCCCAGAACGGCAAAAACATCGCAATTCAGACCGGTCTCTCCGCTCTTGGCTTCGCTGTTGGTGCTGGTCAAGGTATTGATGCCGCAAAGCACGCGCATGGTGTAGATACCGCTGTCGAGCGTGGTTATTTCCCTTGGGAAGAGAAAATGAATGTCAACCCGGGTGGATTGTTGGCAAACGTTATTAACTTTGCCTCGTCTGTTGCTAATACGCAAAATGCTATCAGAAACGCAAAGATGGTACCGCCTCAGGCCATGGGCAATACACAACTTGGTAACCTTCAATTCTCAATGAGGAAGTGTGCGTTTAATTTCTACAAAATGTCTGTGCGTGCTGAATACGCTCGTCAGATAGATAATTACTTCTCAATGTTTGGCTATAAGACAAACTTGATGAAGGTGCCTAACATTACAGGCCGAACGAACTGGAACTACGTTAAGACGATTGGCTGTAATATTATTGCTGATATTCCTCAGGGTGACTTACAGCAACTCAAAGCGATGTTCAACAACGGTGTTACGATTTGGCACAATGCTAGTACATATCTAGATTATTCACAAAATAACGCAATTGTATAAGGAGGTTAAATGCGTAGAAGATATGTCGGTAATCGTGTAAGTAAATTCAAAGATTATATGTATATCAATGATGATACTTACATTGATTACCTCGAAAGATTAAAGAAGATCGCCATCTCAATGTTTGAGTGGGTAAATCTTCCAGATTCGATGGATTCAAGATTTCTCGAATTCTGTCTCTACTATACCGGCCAGGCTGCTCTCTTAGAGAACGAGGCTGGCATTAAGATTAATACCAAAGCCTGTACTGCTGGTGATATCAACATTTACGAATTGCCAACGCAGATTAATTGTTACTCGGTTGGTTACAACCAGACCAAGAAGGTATTCGATGGATTTGTTGCTGATGGTTTTGAGCCATCAGAATACGCTGTACACGTCTTAAATAACCAAGACAGGTCTGCTACCGCCTACACTCTCGAACTCTTCGCATATCGCTTGTATTTGGCTCAGAGGACTGCTGATACTAACGTCTCGGTCAACCGTATGCCGTTTATTATCACGACTGACGAGAACCAGCGTCTCACAATGGAAAACTTGTTCAACCAGATTGATGCTAACAAGCCGGCCATCTTTGGTGATAAAGATTCGATGAGCAACCTTAAAGAGGCTGTTAAGGTTCTTCCTACGAACCCTCCGTTTATTGCTGATAAGTTGCTTGATTACAAGAAACAGATTTTCAATGAGGCTCTCGAATTCTTGGGTATTAATTACCTCTCTGAGAAGAAAGAGCGTTTGATTTCTAACGAGGTCAACTCCAACAATGAATTGATTAACTTGAACCTTCAATCCTATCTCATTCCTCGTAAGAAGGCCTGCGAACAGTTTAATAAACTCTTCGGCCTTACCGGTGAGAATGCTATTGATGTCAAGGTCCGCTCTGACTTGTATAATATAATTAAGCAACAGGAATCTGTTGTCGCAGATTATAACGGTGATGGTCTCATTACCGAAGAAGATAAGGAAATCGCAGATGAGTAGATATACAGTAGAACTACGTGATATTGTTGAGAACACATCTCGTGAAGAGGTGGAGGCATTCTTCATGGATTACAACCTTGAAGATTACCTTACTGATCAAGAGATTCAGATTATCAACGAGCGTGGTACCTGGTCAAAGGAAAAATTGGCCTCAAAGATTGTTGACCATTATTATATGCGTGAAATTGGCCTCGAAACTGTTGGCCTCTTCAAATTGAAGGCCAAAGTTGCGATGCGTGAGATTATGGAAGAGAAACTTCCTCTCATTTACTCTGCCGCAATTAAATATGACCCGATGGTTAACGTGGATTATACCGAAGAGTATGACGCCTCTACCAGCAACAACCAATCTGGTAAGTCAAAGGGTACTTCAAGCGGCCTTAATGTCAATTCTGATACTCCACAAGGCCAGATTAGCAAGGCCAGTATTCTCGCAGGCTCTTATGCCTCCTCTACCGGTGCTAACGAGAACGAAAGCAGCAGTGAAGATGTTTCAAACTCCAACGGTTCGCAGAGTTCCACGAAGCACGTCAAAGGTAACTCCGGCATTAGCGTGACGGCTCAGAAATTGATTCAACAATATCGTGAAAATATTATAATGATAGATAGAGATATCATAAAAGATTTGGCATCTCTGTTTATGGGCATTTATTAGAAAGGAGATAAAATGTCAGAACCACTACCACTCCCACCATTCAAGGCATTCCTAGCCTCGAATATTCCGAGTGTATATGACAACACGTTGTCGTATTACGATGAATTGACCAAGTTAATTGGTTACTTGGAACAGGTGGTCGTGCCTGCTGTTGACGCAACGGCAAGCGAAGTTGATGGCATCAAGAAAGGTCTCGAAGAACTCAAATCTTACGTTGACCATTATTTTGAGAACCTTGATGTACAAGAAGAAATCAATAATAAACTCGATGATATGGCTGAAAGAGGCCAACTCGCAACTATTATTGACCAGTTTGTGAATCTTGGTGTGTTATTTACTTATGACACGCTCGCAGACATGGTCGCTGCTGAGAACCTCATCGCAGGCTGTACTTGCCGCACGCTCGGTAAAGAAACCATCAATGATGGCTGCGGTGCTATCTACAAAATTGCCGCCGAAGGTGATATTGAACTCGATAGTGGCCTTTACGCAACGCTCTACGATAACACCGAAGGCAATAACTATTATGATGAAATCACCGTTGTAACGGGTCGTACTAACGATACTGACTATCGTGTAGCGACTATTCCACTAAACGATACAGACGGTAATATGATTCCGTGCTATGTTGATGAAGTTCCTGATCATACTTTGTCACCACTTCAATACGCTGATGCTAATTACACCACGCTTACTATGAATGCTGGTCTTGGCCGCCAAGACAGCCAAAGCCAATGGAAACAGGGCGCTGTTATTGCCAACGGCGTAATTCTTCATGGCGATTTGTGTGATGTAACAATCCCTGAATGGTATTCCTATCTTGGTATTAAAGCAGATAGAAGCGTTAAAAACTATGATGGTGATACCACCCCAGAAGCGATGCTCACTGACGGAGTACAAAACGCATTCCTAACCTTTGGTACTATTGTTACTAATGGTGCCGTTGATGTTCCTGAACATTGGTCTGGTGATGACCTAAATCCTTGGATGATGTTTGGTGTAAAGGCCGATGGTTCATATATCATCATGTCAAGCGACGGCAGAACTCGTCGTGATAAAGGCATGACAGTTACGCAAGCGGCTGGTCTCATGGTGACTCTCGGTTGTGTTACTGCTTGGAAATGTGATGCTGGCGGTTCTTCTTCCCTTGTATATAAAGGTTCGAAGCAGAACAGAAACATCGATGATAACGGTACAACTGATCGTGGTATTTGGGTTACCTTGAACTTCAAGAAAGAGACTAACAACGAACAACTAGCAAAAGCGTACTCTTTCATTGGTGAAGAAAGGCAACTTCTCAATAAGCAGATTCGTGATGATATAACAGCCAAGTATGATAGTAAAAAGGCATTCATTGGTCTTGATATGCGAAGCACTGGCTTCAACAATATCACCGATGCTGATACCACTGTTGCGATGAAGTTTGAACACTACTATACGCACAACAATGACCAATTTGGTGTTGCGAATGAACGTGTGTTTGAAATGGTAACTGACGCAGCCGGAAAAATCACAAGCGTGAAATTCAACCGTACAGGCATGTTCAGAGTTACATTCAGTATTGATGTATATTGTACTAGTACAGCCGGTCAGCGTTGGTTTGGTGTAGGTATCAATAACTCTACTGATGCGGCATCTACTTATGCTCAGAACTGGGATTACATTGTTCCTACGGCAAGTAACCAAAGGCATCTCATGGCTAGTAGTTTCGTACTAAACAATACTACTGCTGGCAACCCAATCTATCTATTGTGTAAGGGTCAGGTTGGTGATGATTTCAACCGAGTTATGGTTCAAATTGAAGAACTTGGTACTACCAACAACTAGTTGATACTTCGAAAAGAGCCGCTCCACACTCAGGGCGGCCTTTTTGTTGTAGTTCGTATGTTAATTCATACGTTAATCTATATGTTAATTCATACGTTAATCTATATGTTAATGTCTGACTATGTA